CTGATATAGGCGAAATCACAGAACTTCGTGGGAATGGTGCTGTCATAAGAGACGACACCGTTCCTGCTTTTTTAGAACAAGACATTCAACAAATGGATGATGTGCGAACAGCTAATGGGCGACTTGGCATCACATTCATAGATGACAGTCAAGTTCGACTCACAGAGCATAGTAAACTTATAATTGATGAAGTTATCTTTGATCCTGATCCTAGTAAATCAAAGATGGCAATGAATTTTGCAAGTGGAACTGCTCGATTTATTACTGGTAAAATAGGACAGATTGATAAACAAAATATCAATATCAGTACACCAACAGCACAAATCGGAATTCGAGGCACAGACTTTACTGTGACCGTAGATGAGTTCGGAAGGTCTTTGGTTATACTTTTACCAGATGCAAACGGACTGCCCTCTGGCGAGATTGTAGTAGCAACTGCTTTAGGACAGGTAACATTAAATAAACCGTATCAATCTACTGTTACGACTGTATGGGAACAGAGCCCTACTAAGCCTGTTATTCTCGACCTAACACTAGATCTGATAGACAATCTTTTGATTGTATCACCACCAAAAAGAGATGAAGAAATTGAAAATACAGGAGAAAGCGGAAGTAATGATTCTAACAACGATATTCTTGACTTTGACTTTCTCGCTGACGAATCACTCGATATTGACTATTTAGCAGAAGATGATCTAGCTTTTAGTGAGTTAGATATTGAATATCTAGATATAGATTTTTTAGAAGACTTGTTAGAAATAATTGAAGAACTAGATGCATTAAAATCAGAGGACGCTCTCGCATCAACAACAGTATTTTCACCTATTGATATACAAGGTACAGAGTATGGAAATGACCCGTCTACGCAAATCACTACATTAGGAGATGCCGAAATGGTAACTTTGATTAGACAAGTAAATCAATACGTAAGACTCGATCTCAATGGAGAGACCGGGTATAATATAATTTTAGAACAAGATGGCAAAGCATATAATATTATTATTAATTCTAGTAGCGACTCAGTTATTCGCATACGACAATCGAGCGGATAACCCGTATAGTACAACACCAAAGCCTTTAGACTTACCATTTAATGAGCCTGCGGAACCTTGGTTGTATTATACTTTTTGGACTTTACAAGCAGCAGATGTTTATTCAACTTACAGAGCTTTAAAATATAAATGTGTTATAGAATTAAATCCTTTATTAGGAGAAGTTCCTACAGTATCTCAGATGGTTGTATTAAAAGGAATAGTTCATGCACCTATATATTTATTTCGTAATGAACCAATCTATACAAATAAAGATTTTGTATTTGCTAATACTTTAAGTTTCGCTATTCTTGATAATAATTACCAAGTTTGGAGAAAGGCACACAAAATATGTCAAAAACGTTAATTAGTACAATAGTAGCATTAGGATTACTTATATGGAATCCTTATCCTCTACAAATTGCCGAGCTAAAAACTTACGACTGGCTCATTATGAATACAGAGCCAGAACAAAATGAGAACATTTTGATAGTTGACCTTGACGAAGGTTTTCTACAAGATTATGGGGGATGGCCTGTAGGGCGATCAGTTTATGGAGATTTGATAAATCAAACAAATGCTGTAAACGGATTCACTGTACTTATGCCAAACCCCGACATTCGTGGTAGTAACCAAGATGAGTATTTTGCTACTCGTATGTTACACCATCCAACTGTCCTTGCTTCAGCAGCATCGACACAAGTAACTGGGTTAAATCCTCATGTTGGAACAGCTCAGTTAGGAGAGGATCCAACACCATGGCTATTTCAGTACCCAGGAATTTTACCTACAGAGTCTACGCTGGAGTCAAACGCAAAGGGAGTAGGGCTAGTAACCGCTACGCCGGAAATAGACGGGGTTACTCGTCGTATGCCCCTAGTCGTAAACGTGCAGTCAAAACTGTACCCGAGTTTCGCTCTGGAACTCTTAAGAGTCGCCGTAAACGATCCTTCGTACCAGATACGAACGACAGACGTAGGTATTGAGTGGGTAAGAATTCCAAATTATCCACTTATGAATACAGATGCAAATGGACGCATCTTTTTAGATTGGAATACAAATTTTTACAAAATGACAGCAGTGGAGTTTCTCAACAATCCAATAGAAGCTCCATTTGTCATTTTTGGCACTACAGCCGAAGGGATTACTAATCCAGTACCGACCCCTGCGGGTCCAAAATATCCACATGAAATTCAAGCAAACATATTACATAATCTTATCAAAGGTACTGCCCCTTCTACACCAAGTTGGGCTTTTGCTGGTGAGTTTGCCTCACTTTTATTTGCTTGCCTTGCTTTGGCTCTTGCATCAAGGTCTATCTGGTTTTCCCTTCCTACGTTGGCATTTGTACTTGTAGGTTCAGGATATGCAACCTGGTATGCTTATCAATCTTCTTATTTATTTGACGTCAGTGGAATCGTAATACTCTCGATTTTGTACTGGGCGTTTCATACTTTCACGAGTTTCCTTTCCGAGTATCGTCAGAAACTTCGTATTAAACAACAATTTGGGACGTACGTTAGTCCCGACTTGGTAAAAAAATTGCAGGAAGACCCAAGTTTACTGAGATTGGGTGGGTCAACAGAACAACTAACTTTTCTTTTTTCCGATATAAGGGGATTTACACCAATCTCGGAAAAATACCAATCGGATCCACAAGGACTTACGAGCCTGATAAATAGATTTTTAGACAATCAAACTGAGATCATTCTCAAACATGGAGGTACAATTGATAAGTACATGGGAGACTGCATCATGGCATTTTGGGGTGCACCGCTTCCAGACGAAAATCATAAACAAAATGCAACAGCAGCTCTTTTAGAAATGAAAGAGTCTTTGGAGAAATTAAATGACACCCTCAGAGAAGAAGGCTTGGATGAAATTAATACAGGAGCGGGAATCAACTCAGGACTATGCGTCGTGGGGAACTTTGGCTCTAGTAGCCGTTTCGATTATTCTGTCCTTGGCGATGCTGTCAATCTTGCTGCTAGACTAGAAAGTCAATGCAGAGAGTACGATGTTGGAATGATTATTTCTGAGTACAGTATAGTTGATGGTTATGACTACGAATTTCTTGATGAAATAGTTGTAAAAGGCAAGTCGGAACCTGTAAAAATTTATACCATACGAAAATAGTACTTGACATGAGGTACTATTTTTGATATAATTATCATGTATTTAATACAAAAGTAAATGGGAGATACTAAGATGGATGCCGAGAAAGTAGCATCAGATTTAGCAAAACATGAAGCAGTTTGTGCGGAGCGATGGAAAACCGCATTTAACCGCTTTGACGATATAGATAGTTCAGTTAAAAGGCTAGAAACTATACTTATATCTGCTTCAGGCGGACTAATAGTAGGAGCAGCAACTGTCATATTTACAATATGGCAAATGCACTCATAGGAGAAAAAATGGAACTTGAATACGAAAAGAAAGATGTAGCTAAGTCACCTAAAGTTAAAAAAGTTGTCAAGAAGAAAGGAAAAGTAGGATATACCTGCGTACAGAAAAGAGGTTCTTGGCACGTAAGAGGACATGGAGAACATCTTATTTTTCCAACAGAAGCCGATGCAAAAAAATGGCTGGAAATAATATGAAAAAAGCATTTGAAAACGCAATAGAAAAACAAGAGGAAGAAACACAAGTTTCTGCTAGGGTTAAAAAACTACTTGCAAGAAAAACAAATAGACAAAGAAAAACTAGAAATAAACTACCTTCATCAATAAGATGAAACAGAGTAGTAAAGAAAGACTAGAAATTTGTAAGAAGTGTCCGAAATACTCAAAATTTTGGAAGACTTGCAAAGTTTGTATGTGTTTTATGCCCCTCAAAACTAAGTTGCGATGGGCTGAGTGTCCTGAGGGACGATGGAGCTAATTATGGCTTTAACTGCTAAGCAGAAAAAATTACCTAAAGCTGTACAACAAGCGATTCTAAAGAAACAAAAGAAAAAAGGCATGGGTAAAAAGAAAAAACGTGGAAAGAAAAAAAGATCACGAGGGTAGTCTCTGGTTACAATATTTTTTATCTATTAAAGATGTCTGTCCTTGGAGTTATGAATCATACATACAAGGCAGAACAAAGATAACAAACTTTAATGCAGATATCATAAAGTTAAACGAACAAAACTGGAATGTTGTAGAACAAGATGCTTTTGTTTATATAGCAAATGATATGTCTATCGATGAGTTAGATGAGTTTTGTGAAGATAGAAACTCAAAGCAAGAAAAGTGTGAATATTTGTGGTCTCACCCTAAATATACTAAAGGTGGGAACAGGCAAACATTTAGACCTGTTGTAATACAACAAGATAGAGAGCAGCTAGAAAAACTACGAAGGGGGTGATTCAAGTATCTAGGAGCAGATGACCTTATACTAAAGAGGAAACGCATTTATTAATGACACGGCAATAAATTTCGGGTCTCTGCTCCACTTTTTAATAATTATGACTACACAGCGAACAATGTACCAAGCAGCAAAAGTTTGGAAAAAAAGAAAAGCCTACCAAGGGTACAATAACATATATTTACCATCAGATTATTACTTTAGACAATTTACATTTATCTATCATACTCAACACGAAAGATATTTGTCTGAAGGCGGAAAAGCTAAGCCTGTAGTTATGTACGGTCACTCTTCTCATGTAAGTATTAACTATGGTCTAGAAACTGTAACTTTTACAGGATACGGTGATTGGGAAGGAAAAGATGTTACATGGAGATATGGTACAGATACATCAGTACTAACTATAACAGTACCAAATATCGATATTGCTAGAATGTTTGAAAATAACAGAGCAGCATTTGTTGGATTATATATTGTAGTATACGATACTAAAAGAGTTTACAGATTGACACAAAGGTATAAATATGTAGACTTAGAAAGAATCTTAAATCCTACAGCTACAGGATTACATTGGCTACAAAACGATTCAATGTTTGGTTCTGAGTTAGCATATGAGACGTAAATGGTCTATATCTCGTAAGAGAAAAATAAACTGTGCGAATCCTAAAGGTTTCTCACAAAAGCAGTACTGTAAGCGTCAAAAAAGAGGCGGAAAGTACAAGAAAAGGAGATAACTTATGTTAGAATTTTTTCAGTGGGTACAAGCATGGATTGCTATTATTCCAACAATAGTGATGATTGCGTCCTTTATCGCAGCTATCACACCAACTCCAGTTGATGATGGTTGGATGAAAAAAGTTTACAAAGTTTTAGACTGGTTCGCACTTAATGTCGGCAAAGCAAAGGATAGATAGTGCCAGTTAGAAAAGTAAAAGGCGGATACAAATGGGGTAAGTCTGGAAAGACTTACCGCACCCGCAAAGAAGCAGAAGCACAAGGCAGAGCAATATACGCATCGGGTTATGGCAAAAAAACGAAAAAGAGATCCTCGGGTAGGAACAGGAAAAAAGCCAAAAGGTAGCGGAAGACGACTGTATACTGACGAAAATCCGAAAGATACAGTAAGAATCAAATTTGCTACTGCAAAAGATGCAAGAGCAACGGTACGAAAAGTTAAACGAGTTCGTAAGTCTTATGCAAGAAAGATACAAATACTAACTGTTGGGGAACAACGAGCAAGAGTGATGGGAAAGAAAACAGTCACATCAATCTTCAAGTCTGCGAAAGCAGGATTAAGGAAAGCGCACAATGCCAAGACACGCAAGAAAAAGAGGACGAAGAAAGGCCGCTAAGAAAAGACCAGTACCAACAAATCCAACGCTGTACGCTAGAGTAAAAGCTGAAGCAAAAAGAAAGTTTAAGGTATACCCATCAGCATATGCAAATGGGTGGTTAGTAAGAACTTATAAAAAACGAGGCGGAAGATTTAGAATGGGAGTTAAACGATAATGCCGGGACATAGTGGTGGTTTAACTAAATGGTTTAAAGAAGGTTGGGTAGATATATCTCGACCAAGAAAAGGTGGTGGATATGCTCCTTGCGGTAGAAAGTCTGCAAGAGGCAAAAAAGCTGGAGGATATCCAAAATGCGTGCCTGCAAGTAAAGCTAGAAGAATGACTCCAGCTCAAATAAAATCAGCAGTAAGAAGAAAAAGGGCAGCAGGTAATCCTGGTGGTAAACCAAGAAATGTTGCAACATTTGCAAAACGTGGAAGAAAAAGAAATAAGAGATAAACTCTTTATGGCGGAACAATTAATAGCAATAGAAAAAACTATTGCTAAATTTATTTTACACAAAAGACAAATAATAACTAAATTAGTAAAACTGAAAGATTACGCAACAATGAAGGAGTGTAACTTTCGAGACGAGCAAATTAAAAAGCTCGTAGGAGAATAAAATGGCAGCAAGAACTAGTGGTTTTATAGCAGGTGGTAAACTTGGTAGACATGGAACACAAAAGATTCGTAAACATAGACTTAAGTTAGGAATAACACGTGATATGAATGCAGCAGCAGGAGCATTAGTAAATACTAAAAATCCTAATAGTATAGAAGCATTTAGATACGGAAGCGCAGCTAAAGGAATGGGTCCTAGGTATGGAAAAACTTTAAATCCTAGAACTCCTAGAAGAGGCAGAAGCGTTGTTAGTCCAAAACTTACAAGAAGAAGAGGCAGATAATGAAAGGAGTTAAAGCACCTAAAGGTTTTCACTGGATGAAGACTAAAGCAGGTCCTCGTTTAATGAAACATAAAGGTAAATATAAACCTCACAAAGGAGCTTCATTATCTTACTCTTTTAAAACCGTAAAAACACACAACATACCAATAGGATAATTATGGGAAACTCAATTGGAGAAGGAAAAGAACAAGTTTTTGAAAATTTAAAAAGTTTAAATTTAACTCAAGAACGACCAATAACAGTATTTGAAGCTGGGCCTGGTAATGGTAATTACAAAGATAGATTTAGTCCAGCTTTTCATGAAAGTAGATGGTTAGGTGTCGAAGTCTGGATGGACTATATCAAGGAGTTCGACTTAGTAAATAGATATGATATACTCGTCAATATGGATGTTAGAAACTTTATCTGGCACTCTAATTTTGACGTAGCTTTTTTCGGAGACATATTAGAACATATGGAAAAAGAAGAAGCCGTAAATTTAATAGCAGAAGCTAAAAGATTTTGCAGACATATTTATATTAGCATACCTATCATACTTTTTCATCAAGGCCCTGTAAAGGGTAATCCATACGAAGAACATATCAAGCCAGACTGGAGTCACAAAGAAGTGATGGAAACTTGGCCTGAAATAGTATGGAGTCATCCCGGCAATACAGTGGGAGTATATAGAATAGATGGCATTAACTAAAGCAGAAAAAGCAAGATTAAGAAGAGCAGGTTTAACAAGATTAAATAAACCTAAATTCACACCAAAACATAAAACTAAAAAAGCTATCGTTGCAACAAGAGTTGGAGGAAAGTTAAAAATTATTCGATTCGGAGCGCAAGGCATGGGCCACAATTATAGTCCAGAAGCTAGAAGAAGTTTTAAAGCCAGACACGCTAAAAATATTGCTAGAGGTAAATCTTCACCAGCATACTGGGCTAATAGATTTTTATGGGCTGGAAAAGGTGGCAGCACAAAAAGACCACCAAAATCACAAAAATTCGTAAGAGGAATCAAGAGGAGACGTTAAATGAAAGATACATTAGATGGTAGAAAACTATGGCTAGATGAAGCAATAACTTATGCAGGAGAAGCCTTAAGTAAATTACTTAAAACAGAGCCAAGAAGACCCCTCTCTGATGCCGAATTAAAATTAAAGCATATGTCCGCAGCTTATTGTTATTTGTATGATAAAGCAAAAGATTGCGGCATATTGGATGAGGAAGATGACTACTACATATTTGAAAAAGAGACAATTCATTGATAGATATTAGTAGAAAAGATATAATTCACGACTCTTTGATGTCATATTCAGATGAGTCTAAATTTATAAAATTACCCATAGATTCCTACATGGAATTACTAGGAGTTACACCAAACTCTTCTCAACACGCAATAATCAATGCAATCAACAATCCTAAATATCGTTTTGTATGTGCTGCAGTTTCTCGTAGACAAGGCAAAACATATATCGCAAACATAATAGGTCAATTAGTTACTTTAGTGCCTGGCGCTAATGTATTACTAATGTCACCAAACTATTCATTATCACAAATTTCATTTGATTTGCAAAGGCAATTAATTAAACATTTTGATTTAGAGGTAATAAGAGACAATGCAAAAGATAAAGTTATTGAACTTTCAAACCATAGTACGATTCGTATGGGATCCGTTAATCAAGTTGACTCAGTGGTGGGTCGATCTTATGATCTCATCATATTCGATGAAGCAGCCCTTGTTGACGGCAAAGATGCTTTCAACGTTGCCTTACGTCCGACACTAGATAAAGAAAACTCAAAAGCACTTTTTATATCTACTCCTCGTGGCAGAAACAATTGGTTTGCAGAGTTTTGGTACAGAGGATTTTCAGATGAGTATCCTGAGTGGGCGAGTATACGGGCTACGTATCATGAAAATCCTCGTATCTCTGATACAGATATTTTAGAAGCAAGAAAAACTATGTCGGAAGCAGAGTTTAACCAAGAATATATGGCAGACTTCAATGTGTTTGAAGGTCAAATATGGGCTTTTAATCATGAAGAATGTGTAGCAGACCTCTCAGAACTAGAGACAGGTAGAATGGATATCTTTGCAGGAATGGATGTCGGGTACAAAGACCCTACAGCTTTTTGTGTAATTGGTTATGACTGGGATAGTCAAAAGTATTATTTATTAGATGAATATTTAGATAGTGAAAGAACTACAGAACAACACGCTACAGAAATTCGTAAATTAATTAATAAATGGGATATTGATTATATTTACATTGATTCCGCAGCTCAACAAACTCGTTTCGATTTCGCACAAAATTATGATATTAGCACTATAAATGCTAAAAAATCAGTGCTTGATGGAATAGGAGCTGTAGCAGGAATAGTAGATAATGACATCTTAATGGTAGACCAAAGATGTAAAGAAACTCTATGGGCTTTAGACCAATACCAATGGGATCCTAATCCTAACTTATTAAAAGAAAAACCTAAACATAACGCTGCCTCTCACATGGCTGATGCCCTTCGATATGCGCTATACTCATTTGAAACAAGCGCCACTTCCTTTTAATCATACCTATCAAAAATAGTTCTTGACATCATGCCGATTTTTTGTTAAAATTCATATATACAAGTAAGTTTATGACTTTAAAACGAGATTTAGTTAAATATGTTCGTGACAAGGCCAAGTCGAAATATAATAAAGATACGCATTGTTACATTTGTGGAAGCACAGAGAATCTGGACTTCCATCACTTCTACGGACTGACTGAATTATTAGAGTGGTGGATGAAACAAAACAACATCACAATAGAAACAGAAGAAGAAATACTAGCACTTCGAGAACAATTTATAAAAGAGTGCGAGGATAAAGTTTATAATCATGCTGTTACATTATGTCATATGCATCACCTCAGATTGCATCAGATATATGGAAAACGCCCCAAGTTAGTAACAGCACAGAAACAAGAGAAGTGGGTGGAGATACAGAAAAACAAACATGGCATGGTATGACAGATTTTTAGGCATAAAACGGGAAGAAAAAGAAAATCCCGCGCAGTATGTCATATCGAGAGATGAAGGACTGACAATTGACTCTCGTGAAAATACAGTCAGTTACAGAAACGCTTACGAATCATTAGAAGTAGTAAACCGAGCAGTTAACATGATAGTGGACGACTCTTCGGAAATACCTTTCGATGTAGGAGAAGCGATTGTTGGATTAAATCCAATAGTAAAAAATATACGAAGAACTAGGGTAGATTTATTACTTAATAAAGAACCTAACCCTTTTCAAGATGTTAGTACTTTTAAAAGAAACTTATTAATTGATCTTTTAATTGATGGTAACATATTTGTATATTATGATGGCGCACATCTGTACCATCTTCCAGCAGAGAACGTAACTATTTATAGTGATGAGAATACTTACATAGAAAAGTTTACCTATAACAATACAATAGATTACAAACCCTCAGAGATCATTCACATAAAAGAAAACAGTTTTAACTCTATTTATAGAGGAGTTCCTAGACTCAAACCAGCTCATAGAACTATGCAGCTATTACAGCGTATGAGAAACTTTCAGGATAACTTCTTTAAAAATGGAGCAGTACCAGGATTGGTACTAAAGTCACCAAACACTCTTTCTGAGAAAATAAAAGAAAGAATGTTACAGGCATGGGTTGCTAGATACAATCCATCGTCTGGCGGTAGAAGACCACTATTTTTAGATGGTGGTTTAGAGGTAGAAAACCTAACTGAAGTGAACTTTAAAGAGTTAGATTTTCAGGAAGCAATAGCTTCAAACGAAAAGATAATTCTTGAAGCACTAGGTATTCCTCCTATCTTATTAGATAGTGGAAATAATGCAAATATTCGCCCAAACCATAGATTATATTATTTAGAAACCATACTACCAATAATTAAAAAAGTTGGATATGCTTTCGAAAGATATTTTGGATTTAAACTTGATGAGAATGTAACTAACATTCCTGCTCTACAACCAGAGCTAAGAGATCAAGCTGCATATTATGCAACACTTGTAAATACAGGTATTTTAACTCCAAACGAAGCAAGGGAGGCATTAAGACTTGAAGGAATTGAAGGGTTTGATACACCAAGAGTTCCTGCGAATATCGCAGGTTCAGCCGCCAACCCGATTGAAGGCGGGCGGCCAGTCGAAGAGGAAAAAGAATGACAAAAGACATGATAATAAAAGCTTTGTCCGAGTTTATAGCCAGCAAAGGCAAAAGAACTATGGATTTAGCTGAATATAAAAGTTATGGAAATGATGTACCTGTACCAGATTGGAAAATTAGACGTGTAGTCGGTGGAAACTGGAACAGAGCATTAAGTTTTGTAAATAAAAGATATCCTGTCCCAGCCCCTGCACCTGTTATTACGAAGAAAAAAGTAGTAAAAAAGGTTGTAAAAAAGGTAGTAAAAAAAGAGCCACTTAATGTGGTTAAGGAAGAAAAAGATGTCTGAAAAAATTTTTCATTGGACTAGTACTTTTAAATCATTGGGTGAAACCGAAGATGGCGGAGTAAATATTAAAGGTTCTGCAAGTACAAACGCACTAGATAGAGCTGGAGATATTATAGAACCAGAAGCATGGACGAAAGGAGGATTAGAAAACTATAAAGGTAATCCAATTATTCTTTTTAACCATGATTATAATAAACCTATCGGGAGAGCAACAGGTTTAGAAGTTACAGACAAAGGTCTAGATATATCTGCAAAGATTTCAAAAGCCGCTGGGGATGTAACACAACTAGTTAAAGATGGTGTCTTAGCCGCTTTTTCTGTTGGATTTAGATGCAAAGACTCTGAATACTTAACAGAATCAGATGGTTATAAAATTAAAGATGCCGAATTATTTGAAGTTTCTGTAGTATCAGTTCCTTGTAACCAAGGAGCAACTTTTTCATTAACAAAAAGTTTTGATAATATGGATGATTATAACAAATATAAAAATGAGTTTTATAAGGCTAACTCAATCGAATCAGCAGACGCTGTTAAGATAGAGCAGCCAAGCGAGGAAAAATCCTCAACAAAAATGGAGACGCAAATGTCAGAAGAAAATAAAACTCCTGACGCTTCATTCGATCTTGAATCATTTGCAAAAGAAGTAGCTGAAAAAACAGCAGCTTCAATTGCCATGAAACAAGCCGAAGCAAAGGCAGCAGAAGAAAAGCAAATACAAGAGCAGGTTGAAAAGCAAGCTCAAGTAGAAGCTGAAGAAAAGGCTGCTCTAGAGGCAAAACAGGAAGAGCAAAAACAAGTCGTTGTATCAGCAGTGTCTGGTGCAGAAAGACTTATGTCTGATGTTGAAAAAAGAGTTTCTGAAAAGCATGAAGATTTAGAAGGAGTTGTTAAAGAACTACAAAAAGATTTAGCAGAAAAATCTGAAGAAATCATGAATATCAGAGAGTCAAAGAGAATATTCTCAGAGAGACAAGGACAAAGCGACTGGAAAAAAGCTTTTGAAAACGACATTATTGACGCAAAATTTGCTGGTTTAGCTACTGGTAAAGGTTGGGATAATGAAGTTGCAAAAGATGTGATGGAAAAAGTTAACGCCCATTCAGGTGTTGGTGTTTCATCTGCTGATTTCGAGCAAGTCGTTTCAACAAACATCGAAAGAGATATTCAAAACGAATTGGTATTAGCACCGTTATTTAGAGAAATCCAAATGACATCAGCTAATATGATTATTCCTATCCTACCAGATGCAGGTTATGCAGAATTTACTTCAGCACAAACAGCAGCTGGAAGTTCACCACACGGTAACTTAGAGGAAAGAGGAGATACATTTGGATCACCATATTCAGGTGTCGATTTGACAGAAAAAACTCTTACAACTAAGAAATTAATTTCACAATCATACTTAGGTAATGAAACAGAAGAAGATGCAATTCTACCAATTCTTCCTTTAATTAGAGAATCTATGGTTAGATCACATGCAAGAGGTATTGAAAATGCCCTTCTTCTAGGTAATGATTCAGAAGGTACATACTCAAGTGGTGCTTTTAACGGTCTTATTACAAATGCTAAAGCTGACGATAGTACAGGTACACACGTAACTGCTGACGTTGGTGGTGGAACAAACAATGTGTTTGATTCATCAGACGCTTTAGTAGCTTCAGACCTACTAGCTATGAGAAAGAATATGGGTAAATATGGTATTAATCCTAGCGAAGTAGTTTACATCGTATCACAGGATGGATATTATAATCTACTAGAAGATGCTGAGTTCCAAGATGCTAACCTAGTTGGCGATATGGCAACTAAGCTAAGTGGTGAAATCGGACAAGTATTCGGATCAAGAGTACTATTATGTGACGAGTTCGCTTCTAAAGCAGCAAGTAAGTTCTTCGCAGTAGCAGTTAACCCAAGAAACTATGTAATACCAAGATTGAGAGGTGTTACCATAGAATCAGACTACGAAGTAGCAAATCAAAGAAGAGTTCTTGTGGCTTCACAAAGAGTTGGATTTCAGGACATTATTAACGGAGCAACATCAGTACACGCACTTAAGTACGCAGCATCTAGTTAATAGTTAAAGGCTTGGGGCGAGCCAATCGCCCCTTTAATTATGGCAGATTTAATAACAATAAATGAATATAAAGATCACGAAGGACTCCGAGGAGAGAAGGACGATGATCGCCTAAATGTAATCATACCTCAAGTTAGTGATCTTGCCAAAAAATATTGTGGTACAACGTTTATAGATTTTTACTCATCTTCAAAAACAGAAACGTTTAATATAAGAGATGTCGATACTTCTGTAATTATAGTAAGTGAGACTCCTTTAGTTAATGTTTCATCGGTTGGTGAAAGAGACAATCCAAGTGTTTCTTATACAACTTTGACAGAGGGTACAGACTATTTTGTTGATACTGCATCAGACGCAATATTTAGATTGAATATTGATGGTTTAGAAAAAGCATATAAAAAAGGATTTGCAGCAGTAACTGTAACTTATACAGCCGGGTTTGCAAGTACTCCAAATGATCTCAAATTAGCACTATTTGATTTAGTAAACTATTATTTGAGAGACGAGTGGAAAGAAAGAAGAACACTTGGCGGAGCACAGATACAGCAACAAGGAACTTCTGATTTAAGAAATTCCACAGACTTTCCAGATCATATCAAAAGAGTACTGGATTTGTATAGAGTAGTTATTTAATGGCACTAAATATATTAACAGAGCATTTAGTAAAAGCAGCTACAAAAGACTTAAAAACAATTTACGATCAACAAAATAAGAATAATAGTTATTATGTTTACTATAGACATAATCATTTAACTGACATTTATACAGCACAATTTGAAGGTGCAATAAGAAGAGTATTTGGTGGTCGTAATAAAGTTATAAGTGATGCAGCTACTAATACAAAACTTAAAAATATAATTAGAGATACCGTAAAAGAAGTTTATACAAAAGATAATGTAGGAACTAAAGCCTACGCTCAAAAAACATTGGCACAGTTTCAGAATATAGTCGCACAAGGATTACAAGGAAGGTTTGTTACAGAATTTACTGGATTTGTAAGATTAAAATTTACTAAATTTGGTGGTAAAGGTATAGGCGCTGGAGTTATGGGTGGTGGTACTAATAGATTAACTCTACGAAACATAAATATAAGACTATCAGATCAGCTAACTAACTTAGTTTATAGAAAGATGAAGCAAGATTCTGATTTGAAAGGTGTAGTAACTATAGAGGTTAAAGACACTATCAAAAGTACAAGAGCAGGTAGAGGAGGATCTAAATTCCAAGAAATGCAGGCGGTTCACGGACTCGGAGAAGGAGGACGAGCTGGACGAAATAATCTTCAGGATGGTTTAGAGGGTGGAAGTGCTAGAATGATCTCAGTTGTTGAGATATTAAAAGCATTAAAATCAGGCGATACTTCAGATATACCAGAAGTAGCTAAGATCCGCGAAGAGTTTGAAAAACATTCAATACTTGATGAAAAAGACTTAGAAACAGCAGTAGACAATTTTACAGCTCCATTAGATGTAAAGTATACTTTAGGAAGAAAAAGAATATCAAATATAGTTCAACATAATGATGAAATTATCGTAAATATGGAAATTTCAAATAAAACACATAACGAACAATATAGAGATGTTGATAAAGGCCCAACAAATGCTCCAAGAAATAGTCCTTCTATACAAAATACACTTAAACAAGCTGAAACTAGTGCTATAGCTGAAGTAAACAAAATTGGTAAAAATATATCAACTCAAACTTTATCTACTCCTTTAAATAAAAGAGCAGACTTAATAGCAAGAAAAGCACTTGTGAAAAAAATAACTGGCGTTGCTTCAACACCTGATATGAGATTAAAAGTTAATAAAAGATTAGCAG